ATAGGTATTGGCTTTGATACCTCACCTTCCGATACAGCAGAAGCGGTGGCAAATGCTCAGGCAGAAGAACAAGCATACTCTGAAGCAGTAGCTGAGCAAGATGCGTATAGTAATTCCCCTCAATCATACGGACTGGGTTTTGGTGGTCATCCCGGCGCACCCGGAGTAGCCTCTCCTAATGCACAAGGTCTTCAAGGAATTGTAAACCAACTTAAGAATAAGCTCTCTAAACCAGAGACTGTACTAGATTTGGCTCTTAGTCCTTTTATACCAACATATCCATTAAGAGGTGTTGCCAAAACGGTTGGCAGCTTTCTTGATTCTATAGGTCTTGGTGGCAAATCTCAAACAGCCGATGAGACTGCCACCGAGATGGACGAAGAAGCCCTTGGTTTCGGCGGCTTGGGTGGTGATGACTACATTATTAAAAAGAAGATTGCAGAAGCTAAACAAGTCCCCATTGAAGAAGTAACAGCAGAAGAAGTCGAACGAGTTGAACGATTAACGAATGCACAACGAGTAGCTGGTACACGACTTGAAGACATATTAAATGATATTTATGGTCCCGGCCAAGGTGCAGAAATGTTAGGATTTAATAGTGATAACGCCAACGAAGGAACAGCATAATGGCAACTGAACGTAACCCTTTCGACACGATCCCTGAAGAAGAGGATAATATAATCCCTCTCATGGAACAGTCTGAAACAGGAGCAAGCATTGAGATTGATCCTGAAGGTGATGGCGTCATTGTAGATTTTACTGAAGCTGTAGGCATGGAAGCGACTGACGAAGTTGCTGAGTGGTATGGTGATTTAACAGAGACATTAGAAGAAGAAGAACTTCTTGAGATTGGCCGCATGGTCATAGATAATTTTCAAGCAGATAAGGAGTCCCGTTCTGAATGGGAGTCCATGTTTGAACGTGGGTTTGATTTGCTAGGCTTAAAGCTAGAGCAAGGTTCTGAACCTTTTGAGGGCGCATGTACAGCAGTCCACCCACTACTAATTGAATCGGCTGTTAAGTTTCAGTCGAAGGCTTCACAGGAACTCTTTCCTGCAAGTGGCCCAGTAAAAGCAAATATTCTAGGCGATGCTACTCCTGAAAAGGAAATGCAAGCTAACCGTGTTCAGAACTTTATGAACTATCAGGTTACTGAGCAGATGCCAGAATACTTTGACGAATTTGAAAGAATGCTTTTCCACCTCCCCTTGATTGGTTCAGCGTTTAAAAAGATTTACTATAGCTCTACACTGAAGCGCCCTGTCTCAGAGTTTATTCCTATTGACCAGTTTTATATTTCTTACTATGCTACTGATCTTCGGAATGCTGACAGATATACGCATGTAATCTATCGTAGTCCTAAAGATATTCAAAGAGATATCAATGCAGGAGTATATCAAGATGCGGAGCTTCCTACCCCGTCTCAATCAGGGATTACTTCTTTTGCAGAGAAGATTGATACTATTCTTGGTTTCAATCCTGATTATGACAATGATCCTCAGTATGTCTTACTGGAACAGCATTGTTATCTAGACATTGAAGATGCTAACGAAGCACTTCCATATATTGTAACTGTTGAGCAGGATTCTCGACAGGTACTAAGTATTCGTAGAAACTATGAGCAAGACGATCCTAACCGTGAGAAGCGGAGTCACTTTGTTCATTACAGGTTTGTTCCCGGTTTTGGTTTCTACGGTCTTGGCTTAATTCATTTTCTTGGAAATCTGACAATGAGTGCGACGGCAGCAATGCGGTCTCTCATAGACGCAGGTCAGTTTGCTAATCTTCCGGGTGGGTTTAAAGCTAAGGGTGTCAGGATTGTTGGAGATAATGATCCAATCAGTCCGGGCGAGTTTAAAGAGGTTGAAGCAACCGGTATAGATTTATCAAAGGCTATTGTTCCCCTCCCCTACAAAGAGCCTTCCTCAACTCTATATCAGATGCTACAGTTTGTAGCTTTGACAGGACAAAAGTTTGCAGATAGCACAGAGCAAGTTATCTCTGATGCTGCCTCTTATGGACCCGTTGGTACAACTATGGCGTTGCTTGAAGCCAGTAGTAAGTTCTTCTCAGCTATTCATAAGCGAGTACATAAATCACAGAAGGATGAATTTAGAATCCTTGCCAGTATTAACTATGATTACTTACCTGACGAATATCCATATGATGTCCCATTCGAGTCTCGTAGTATTTTCCGAAAAGACTTTGATGGTCGCGTAGATATTATCCCTGTATCTGATCCTAACATTCCATCTAATGCCCATCGCATGATGTTGGCTAACATGGCGTTACAGATGGCACAGCAGTCCCCACCGGGAATGTTTAACCTAGAAGCATTGAATAGAACTATTCTACATGCGGCTAACATGCCCAACCTAGAACAGATACTGCCTCCTAAGATTGAGCCTCAAGCTATGGACCCAGTGTCTGATATCATGGCTGCAACAAAGGGTATCCCTATCGGGGCATTCCCCGGTCAGAACCATGATGCACATATCCAGACTAAGATGGCCTACCTCCAAGACCCCATGAACGGCTCTAATCCTATTATGGGAAGGTTGCGTCCTATTCTTGAAGCTAACATTCAGGAACACTCTGTCATGAAGTATCAGGAACAGGTAGCAGGTATGACTCAGCAGTTGATGCAGGAAGCTGGTCCAGACGCTGCTCGTGATCCACAAGTAATTGAAATGATTACGGCACAGGCCGCGCAGCAGGTTCTTAATGCTAACATGGCTATGGGCATAGCACAGTCGCCAGAGCAGCAGCTAGTTGCACTTGAACAGGCCAAGGTAGAACTTGAGAAACAGAAACTTCAGAATGATACTGCTATCTCAGCGGCTGATATGGAACTGAAGAATAAGAAACTTGAGCTTGAAGAGAACGATCAGATTATTAGTATGTTGAAAACTAACTCTACTGATAACTTTAAACGAGAGAAAGCCGAACTAGATCGGAATAGTAAGCAAGATATTAAAGCCCTTGAAGCTCTTACACAGTTAGCTATTGAAGCTGAAAAGCAGCAAGGTAAAGAAAAAGAAAACACAACTCAAGAAATATTTGAATTTCTTAAACAGTTTCAAGGAGACAACCGATGATGACAAAAGGAAAGGGCTATTACGATCATGTAAAGCCCGATGTTAAAGGTATTACTGATGGATACATTACACATGTACCGTCTTCTAATCGTGCTACGTTTGGTGATGTAGTAAAGGAAGAGTCTTATGGCACACGCGCAAATCGTAGTGTCCTTGGCGAGTTCGATAAGTCCTCGTTTGAATTTCCCGGTCCTGCTAAACTCAAGTAATGACTATCTGGGACGAATTTGTTCAAACATTAAATGAAGAAATTAATAATCTAAGACTATCTCTTGGTAATGGAAGTGCTGGTGACTATGCCGAGTATAGGCAAATAGTAGGTACACTAACAGGACTAGAATGGGCAAGAGACCGTTTAACTGATATTGTAAAAAAGCGCATATACGACGAGGATGAGGAGTAAAATGCAACAAGTAAATTTAGGAAACTCTATTAAAAATGATCTCTGGATCACAGACCCTATTGAACAGCCAGACCCTGATGTATTACCATCACTTCCCGGCTTTCATGTTCTAGTCCGCCCTGTCTCGGTTAAGTCATTAACCAAGGGCGGTATTATTATTCCAGACTCTACCAAAGAAGATATGTCTTATCTTACAACTATTGGTAAAGTTCTAAGTCTTGGTGATCTTGCGTATGGAGATCAGGATAAGTTTCCTAAAGGCGGATGGTGTAAAGAAGGGGACTATGTTTGCTACGGTAAACATACAGGAACTAAGCTATTTTATAAAGGAGTACGGCTTATTCTCTTGTTTGATGACCAGATTATGCTTCGTGTAGAAGACCCTACTGATCTTGATCCTACATTTAATCTAGGTATGTGATCAGCTTAGTTTGTAGATATAACAATACTATGCTATAATATATTAATATAATCGTTAAATCGTTTGTTTCGTAAACAACGGGAAAGAAAAAATAATGGTAGAAAAAGAAGAGTGGAGCGAAGTAACTGTTTCTAGTGATGAAGAGGAGAACGAAGTTGCGTATGAAATTGAAGAACCTTCTGAACAAGCTGTTGCAGTTTCTGCACCTAAAGAAAAAGAAGAAAAAGAAAAAGGTGGGTCAGAGCTAGACGGCGTTGAAACATCGGGCGCTCAGAAACGTATCCGACAACTCATTCGTCAGCGTAAAGAACGTGACGAACAGATTCAATCCCTCATACAAAAGAACGAGGAATTAGAAACTAACCTCAAAACAAAGCATTCTGAAGTACAGGAGATTAATAAACTAAGTCTTGATGCTTCAGAAAAGCAGTTAACAGATAAGATTCAGTTAGCTCAGGCAGCTTACTTAGAAGCATTTGAAAACGGCGAGAAGGAAAAACTTCTTCAAGCTCAGACAATGCTAAATGAAGCGCAGGGTGATCTGAAGAATGTTTCCAGTGCTAAACGTAATTATGAAGCTGCTCCAGTAGAACAGCCAGTACAACGGCAGGTTGCTCCTAGACCTGCTGCAAATGATCCCAAGGCAGAAGAGTGGGCATCAGAGAATGATTGGTTTGGTACTAACAATGTTATGACCGCAGCGGCACTAGCCATTGATGCGGAACTAAAGAATGAAGGTTACAGTCCAAATGATAATGAATTTTATCAGGAGATTAGTAACAGAATGAAGCAATCTTTTCCTCAACAGTTTGGGGAAGATATTCAACGTGTGCAGGACAGTACGTCAAGTCCTGCTCAAGTGGTTTCGGGGGGATCGCGTTCCTCCTCATCCAGTTCTAGAAAGGTTAAGCTATCTCAAGAAGATATCCGCCTAGCACAGAAATGGAATATCCCACTTGAAAGATATGCTGCCGAAAAGCTCAAAGTAAATGGGGCTGACGGTGAATATACAAACATTAAATAGAAGCGCGGAGTATTATTATGACACGAAATGAAACACGTAGTAGTCAGCTTAGAGAGAACAACACACAGGAAGAAGAATGGACCTTTGAAGAGCCTAATGCTTTAGCTATTCCAGATCATGTACAATCACGATTTGATAGTGAAGGAATGGCTTTACGTTGGATACGAATCTCCATCAAAGGCACAGACGACATCTCAAATGTAGGTAAGAAACTACAAGAGGGTTGGGTTTTCGTTCTTCCTGATGAAGTTCCTGAAATGTCGATTACATCCTTCGTAAGGGAAGACGGTCGTTACCAAGGCACAGTCTGTCGTGGAGACTTGGCATTAGCAAAAATGCCAGCGGGTAAGGTAGCGGCCAAACGGAAATTCTACGAGAATAAGGCTGATGATATGATGCAAGCCGTAAACGCTCAGCTTATGAACAGTTCTGATTCTCGTATGCCAATTTCCAACAATAGTAAAACCACAGTAACGAAAGGACGAAGACCCAATTTTCAGGGTTAGCGTTTTTCACTTTAAGGAGATGACACATGTCTACTACTAAAGCATTTCGTGGTTTTGTCCCTGCTCGTAAGAGAGGCGGCGCTTATAATAATGAGGCCGTCACCGATATGATTACGCTTACCTCAACGGGTCAGGCGCAGTCACCTAGTAACAACATTTTCACAGGCGATCCTGTCGTGCTTCCGGGCGCAAACTTTGCAACGATTTCGCCGTTTATTGCTACGACCCTGAAGCCTTCTGGCGTTTTCATGGGTTGTCAGTATGTTGAAAATGGAGAACAGAAGTTCTCTCGTTATTGGAATGGTGGGACATCTGCCACAGATATTAAATTCTTTGTTATTACTGATCCGTCGCAAACTTACTACATTCAGTGTTCTTTGACGCTTTCTGCTGCTGAAGCAGCGGTTGCTAAGAACTACACTGTTACAGTGAGTTCTACGGCTAGTTCGGGCAGTACGGTAACTGGGCAGTCCAGCTATTACCTGATGGCAAGTTCTGGCGCTGAAACCGAGCTTGCTGCTCGTGTTGTTGGTCGCGCTCAGTATCCTGACGAAGGTAACAACGATATCTATCCAATTGTCGAAGTTTGGCTTAACACCCATCGGGATCGTTATGTCACTGCTACGGCTTCAACGGCTTAATAGGGAGGATTAATCATGGCTATTAATAGAGCTAGTATTTCAAAAGAACTCCTTCCGGGCCTGAATGCCGTATTTGGAATGGAGTATGGAGAGGTTAATAACGAACACGAACCTCTTTTTGATGTTGAAAATTCTGATCGTGCATTTGAGGAAGAAGTACTCTTCACTGGTTTCGGCACTGCGCCGACCAAGGGTGAGGGTGCTGCTGTCTCCTATGACGACGCTCAGGAAAGTTACACTGCCCGTTATACGGCTGAAACTATTGCACTTGCTTTCGCAGTTACGGAAGAAGCAATGGAAGACAATCTGTATGACACGTTTGCCAAGCTTCGCGCTCGCGGTCTCGCTCGCGCAATGGCGAATACCAAGCAGGTCAAGGCTGCTGCACTTTTCAATAATGGTTTCTCAACCACTATTGGTGATGGTGCTGCGTTCTTCTCTGCTGCTCATCCGACTATCTCTGATGGTAATCAGTCCAACCTTCTTGGTGCTGCCGATCTTTCGGAAGCCACTCTCGAAGCGGCTCTGACTGCTATTCAGAAGATTAAGGATGATCGTGGTATTCTTATTGGTGCCAGCGCGGTTTCGCTGCATGTTCCCGTTGATTCGTGGGCCATTGCAGATCGCGTTCTAAGCAGCCCCGGCAACACTCAGACGAGTGCTGCACAGGCGAACCCAAATAACAACGCTATCAACGCGACTCGTCACTTGGGTATGGTTCCTGAAGGCTACTACATCAATCGTCGGTTTACCGACACTGATGCGTGGTTTATCAAGACGGATGTTCCGAACGGCACTAAGATGTTTGTTCGTACTCCGCTTCAGACGAAGATGGAACCTGACTTCGATACTGGAAACATCCGATTTAAGGCTCGGGAGCGTTATAGCTTCGGTGTCTCTGATTGGCGTGGCTTCTTCGGTAGCGCAGGTTAATTAAGATAGAAGGAGAGAGTGGCTTAGTGCTACTCTCTCTTTCTGTTCTTTATTTATAAAGGAATTAAATATGGGTACAAATATTAAAGTTGCTCAAAATGTAAGTAGCGACGGTGCTATTATTACTGGCTTCAGATATGTAGACAGTAACTTAACTGTTGGAGCAAATGGTGGTGGACCAGTTCCTCAGACAACTCGTGTTATGGCTATCCATACTTATGCTACTCTTGCTGGTGAGATTGTAATTACTGGTGCAAATCAGATTACTAATAAGACTGCCAAGGGAACGGCTATTCGATATCGTGTGGGTGCTTTAGATTCTAACGATATGTATATTGGAGATATGGGTGTAGGTGTTTATGGTGTACTTAGTGTTGCCAATTCAGGTACTGGCACTATGACTCCCACGATTACTTTATATGTAGGCTGATATGCCTTCTTACTCTTATCTAAAGACCGACATTATCAATACAACTGAGAACGATTCGACTGAGTTTGCGGATCAGATTCCTAAGTTAATTGAGAAAACAGAACTACGTCTCACTAAAGATTTAGACGATGTTGGTTTAGATGAGTATACCGCTATTTCATATGTAGCAACTAATGCTAGTATTGCACTTAATGATCGAGTGCGTATTGTTCGTAATGTAAACTACACCACAAGTGTCAGTGTAACTGGAGTTCCGGCCTCTTCAAAGGTAAACTTGTTACTAAGAACTTATGAGTATGCTACAGACTACTGGCCTGTTGCTACATCTACAGGAACTCCCCGTTACTATTCACGGAAAACGAATGGATCAATTTACATCGTACCAACACCTACATCAACTTTGTCAGGTATCGTTCAAACAGCATCACGGCCTTTAGCTCTTGCTTCGGCAACAGGTACAAGTGTGACAGTTTCAAACTATTATAGCGAGTATTGCTATAACGCTTTATTTTATGGTTGTATGTTAGAAGCCACTATGTATATGAAAGATTGGAATACACTTCCAGTTTGGCAGGGACAGTATGATAACGCAATCACATCACTTCGTAATCAGGCACGTAGAACTAGACAAGACGATATGGAAATCGCTTCTAGTCCTGCTGGCGGACCCGACACAATTATACAAGGAACAAGCTAATGGTAATGAGAGCATTAAGTAAAGGACTTACAACCGCTATAAAAGCAATCAGAAAACAAAATCCCTCCATAAGTAGTAAAGAAATTGAAAAGGAATTAAACAAGGTGTTTCGCGGCGACCCGATGGGTGCTGTACCGAAGCGTCGCATTAAACCTAAACCCAAGCCTAAAGCTAAACCCAAGCCTAAAGCCACTACAGCTACAGGCACAGGTCTTTCAAAACCTACTGTTGTTAAAAATAAAAACAAACGTAAGTATGAAGCTAACGTGGCTGAGATGGGCGGTGGTCGTAGAGTAGGAAGTGACGCTGCTCGTAGAAAAGCCATGACAGGTGAAGAATTGCAAGATGCGTGGCAAGGACTGAAAAAATCAGCCCAACGTGCTCATCGTGCAAAAGGAAAAGATAGTAAGTATTACTCTGTTATTAAAAAGCTAGATGCAAAACCTAAAAGAACGCCTACTTCTAAAACTAAAATTGACACCAGCGGTTTCGGTGATGTTAGTAAAGCTGGTAGACTAAAGGCTGGCGGTAAAGTAATGAAACGTAAAGCCGGTAAAAAAGTTGGTAGCGATCCTAAAACAGGTGCTACCCGTGGAACAGGTATAGAAGGCTTTACTAGCGGTAAACAGCCTAAAGATAAGCGTCGTAAAAAAGGCTTTAGATTTATGGGAGTTGATATTGGCAACGATAGAACTAAGGGTAAAGTAGAAGCTAAAAGTGGTGGTTCTTTAACTGATAGAAATAACTCAGCTATTGTTACAGATAGTAAAACTAAAACCAAACGTAAAGTAAAAACAGCTAAAAAAGGCGGCATTGTATATAAGAAACACGGCGGTGTTGTAAAAGCTGCTGGTGGTGATGATTTTGTATCTTCTTGTTATGACTGATGGCTACTAGTCGCGCCAGCATTAGACAGCAAGTTACTAAGGGTGGTCAAAAGAAAAAGAAACCACCTCTTGGTTCTGGTAAACGATTTAAGAAAACAGTTTCTAATTTAAAAAAACGTGGGGCTAGAAACCCTAAAGCTTTAGCAGCATATCTTGGAAGAAAAAAGTACGGTGCTAAGAAAATGGCCGCAATGGCTGCACAGGGAAGAAGGAGAAAATCATGAAGAAGACTTATTTAAGAGGGCCGCACAGTTTGCTGGCTTATCCTGCTGACCTTAATGCTATTACTGGTAAGCCTACTGGTCAGGGTTTTGGCGCTGCACGTAAAGGTCCGTCTGTTGTAGGTAAACCTGAGAATGTGGTTGTAGATTATTCTATGGATGAGAAAGTTATTTACACAGAAAAAGCTGGAGAGTAATTATGTCAGGGCTTATTGGTAAATTATCTGGAATTGTTGTAAAAGCTTTAACGACTAAAGGTAAAAATAGTAGAGCCGCTAATGCTGCTATTGCTAAAGCTGCTAAGTCTAATGATATGTCTGTTGATGCTTATAAGAAAGCAGCTAAAGCCCAGATTAAAGCAGATGCTAAACCTGTTTCTAAAACAGTTAAGGGTGAGAAACCTTCAGATAAAAAGCCCAGTAAATTTGGAAAAGGACAAGCTAGAGAAATTCAAAGACTTACAGGTATTAATCCAAGAAGTTTTAATAAAAAAACTCTTGAAGAACAACAAGCAATATTAAATAGACAGTCTGAAAGAGAAATACCTTCAGGTAGGCGTACATCTACAACAGATAGTGCTGGTAATAAAGTTGAAGGCGGTGTTAATACTGACCTTCTTTCTAAAGCCCAACTTGACCCTAAGTTAAAGAATTATTCTCGGGCGTTAATTAGGCGTCTTATTAAGAATGGTGAAGCTAAAATTGTTAGAATGAAAAATGGTAAGGTTAAAGTTGTTACTACTGGACAGTATGCTCCTCCTAGAGCAGAAGTAGCTGAAGCAATGGGCTTAACAGGCCGTGGTAAAATTAGTGAGAGAGAAATTAAAAACATGACTGCTGGTGAAGGCGGACAAGGATTTGAAATTCGTAAAAAAGGTGGCCGCGTTGGTCTTGGATGTGGTGCTGCTCTTCGTGGTGGCGGAGCCGTAAGGAGCAAATAAATGGCAACAAGTAGCGTAAAGACTGCAAGAAATATTATACTAAGAACAATTACACAAGAAGAAGGTAAGGAAAACCCTAATCAAAGCACACTTAGGAGATTAAAAAGACAGCTTGAAAATACGGGAGCTGGTAGATCGGCTATTGAGAAGCAAAATCAAGAAGATGATATGGAAGGCAGAGTTGTAAGTCGCGACCAAAAAATGAACGCTTCTATTAGACTAGCAAGAATTAAAGATGCTGCTAAGGCAGGTACATTAGATAAGAATCCAGATGTTCTTAGAGTAACAGGTAGAGGAGCTAAGAATCCAGATGTTCTTAGAGTAACAGGTAGAGGAGCTAAGAATCCAGATGTTCTTAGAGTAACAGGTAGAGGAGCTAAGAATCCTGATGCTTACAACGAGTTAAAGCCATCAAAAGACAAAGGTTATTTTCCTGCTCCTAGAAAAGCTAAGCCTACTGACTATAACTCTCCTGATGGTATTACGGTAACTAGAAAACCCAATACAAGTATGGTCGTGCCTACAGCTAAATCTACACCACCTAGACGCCCTACTGTTGGGGGTAATATGATTGGCGGTACTCCTCCGGGCGGTGGTACACTATCTAAAAAAGATGCTGATGAATATGGAGAAGCTTTTGCATCTCCTGATGCTGATAAGATGTACAAGCTTTCTGAAAAAAGTCGACGTAGTGATATGAATATGCTAGAACGTGCTCTAGAAGATATTGCTAAAGCTGGTGATAGAGCTACGGCTGACAGAAGAAAGCGTGGCATTAGTGATTATGCTGATGATAATGATATTTATGGATCACGCAAGGGCGGCAGTGTGAAAAAGACTGTGAAAAATAAAAAGAATAAGCGAGCCGCACTAAGAGGATTTGGTGTCGAAACTCGTGGCAGCTAGTCTTAACTCTTATACAGACGAAGAACTGGATTCTCTTCCTGAAGAAGTAGGAATACGTTGGGATTTAGAATGTCCAGTAAAGACAGATTATAAAAAGTGGAATGATTATTGGTCTGCACTTTCTGATTATATGGTATTAAAATATAAGTATACTAACTGTAGGAAAACATAATGGCTTTATCGGATTCTGATAAGAAAAAACTTAAACGCTATAGATTAAGTGGTCTGAACAAACCGAAGCGTACACCAGACCATCCTACTAAAAAAGGTATTGTTGCTATAAATAATAACGGCGGTATTAAAATTATTAGGTTTGGCGATCAGAAGATGGGACATAACTATTCCCCTGAAGCTCGTAAATCTTTTAAAGCAAGACACGGTAAGAATATTGCCAAAGGTAAAACAAGTGCAGCTTACTGGGCAGATAAACTTTTTTGGGCCGGGCCTAGTGGCTCTAAGAAAAGTCCCCCTAAGTCTCAGAAGCTTGTACGTGGTATAAAAAGAAGAGGTTGATATGAAAAAAGCAGTAGACGCTCCTAAAGGTTTTCACTGGATGAAGTCTGGTAAAGGATTCAAACTTATGAAGAGTCCTCGTACTGGTCATACAGCACATAAGGGTGCGTCTAAAAAAGCAAGCTTTGAAGTTCAATCAGTACATAGGAAAACATAATGGCTGTATCAGGCACATATAATTTTAACCTTGATATTGACGAGGTTATTCAGGAAGCAATGGAAATGATCGGGGGCGAGAGCACCCTTGGTCATGAACCTGCTTCTGCACGTCGTTCTATTAATATTATGTTGAAAGACTGGCAAAACCGTGGTATACTGTTATGGAGCACAAGTGTTTCTTCTGTAACAGTAGCTGCCTCTACTGGTACATATGATCTGTCTTCGAGTACTATTGATGCACTTGAAGTAGTTTTAAATAGAGATACTACTGACTTACAACTAACTCGTATCACATCAGAAGAGTATTTATTGATACCTAATAAAACACAGACAGGAAGACCTTCTCAATATTCTATTCGTAGAAGTAGAGATAATCCTGTATTGTCCGTTTGGCCGCTTCCTGATAATTCCACAGATATTTTAAAGATAGAAGTAGTCAGTGAACTACAAGACATTAATAAGTCAGCAGAACAAAATGCTGATCTACCTAAAAGATTTTTCCCTTGTCTTACGGCAGGGTTATCTTACTACATGTCAATGAAACGAGCAGGAGTACCTTCTGAACGTATCAGCATGTTAAAAACTAATTACGAAGAGACTTTAGGCAGAGCAATGGAAGAAGATCGTGAACGAGCAAGTTTGTTTATTCGTCCTAGACTTCGTTATTTATAATGGCAAGTAATAAAAATGCACTAGCTATGTGTGATGTATGTGGATGGGTTTATCCGCATAGGCTCATGCAAGAAAATAGCTATGGCCTTATTGTTTGTCCATCAGATTTTGAGGGGAACTTTGATTTAAAGAATCATCCTCAAAACAAGATTCCTGATGTTCGAGATAACCCTTCTATACGTAATCCCAGACCTGACACAGGCGGTAGAAATCTAACATGGAATCAAATAGCAACCACTTGGGATTCAACAGATGAGTATTGGCAACTAATATGACAGATTTAACAGGTAAATTAATTTCGGGAACATATCAGCAGCTATTGCTCATTAATAGTAGCACTGCTAATGAAGGTGTTAGTACGTCTGCTACTTATGTTCAAACGGGAGATGGTACTAATACTGCATTGAAAGTAGCTACAAATAAAGTAATTGTTGAGACTGCTCTTCGTGTAGACGGTACAGCAACAATTACTAGCGGCTTACATGTCTCTGGTAAAGTTTGTGCATCTTCTTTCTTTGGTGATGGTTCTAATCTTACAGGTCTTACAGCTTCTATTGGCGGTGATATCTCTGTCAGTTCTATTACTGTAGCTGCCGGTGTTAATATTGGTGGTAGTCTAAAAGTTGTTGATAATGTATCTGTTAGTGGTAATATACATGCTGTAGGTGCTGTATCAGTCGGTGGTACGCTAACTCAGACAGGTGTAGCAACTTTTGTCAGTAATGTTACAGTAGGTGGAAAGCTTGTTGTAGAAGGTGATGTGTCAGTTAGTGGTCAGCTTGATGTAAATGAAAATGTATCTGTTGGTGGAACTCTTCTGGTAACAGGCACAGGAACACTTACTGGTAAGACTGAGTTTAAAAATGATGTGTCAGTTAGTGGAAGACTTGATGTTGCAGGATCAGTATCTGTTGGTTCTGTTTTAAATGTAACAGGTATTGGTAACTTTGCTACTGATGTATCCGTCAGTGGTAATATGCATGTTGTTGGTAATGTAACGGCTGCTCTTTATTATGGTGATGGTTCTAATTTAACTAATGTAGTAGCTTCTCTTGGTAATTTGCCAGAGAGTGTTTCTATATCAGGCTACTTAAATGTAGGTGGTGCTGTATCTATTACAGGTGCTGCAACATTTGCATCTACAGTAACTGTAGTAGGCGCTGCTGCTTTAAAATCTAATGTCACAGTTGGTGGTACTCTAGCTGTAGCAGGTAATACATCAGTTGGTGGTACATTAATTCAAACAGGTGCTGCAACATTTGCGTCTACAGTAACTGTAGTAGGCGCTGCTGCTTTAAAATCTAATGTCACAGTTGGTGGTACTCTAGATGTAGCAGGTAATGTATCTGTTGGTGGTACTATTATAGCTACTGGTGGTATTACATTTGATGGTAGTGTATCAGTCAGTGGTACTCTTAATGTAGCAGGTAACACGTCAATTGGTGGTACATTAATTCAAACAGGTGCTGCAACATTCTCATCTACAGTTACTGTAGTAGGTAACGCCGTTCTTGCCTCGTTGGATGTGACGGGTGTTGCTACCGCAGCTACGTTTGAACCAGATGGCGACACCGCTGCTTCCGATAATGCAGCCATTGGCTACACTGGTGCCGAAGGTCTAATCCTGACTGGTCAAGGTTCAACCAACGACGTGACGATCAAAAATGATGCTGATGCTGAAGTTATGGGTGTCCTTACTGGAACAACTACGGCGGCATTTACCGGTCAAGTAACCGGCACGGGCTTTACCGGGACGCTAGATGGCATACTTGGCTCTGGAACTGCTGCCGCTGCGAGCGTGACGACGCTGGGCGCAACGGGTGTCATATCTGCGGCCAATGGATCAGTTTCTGCCCCATCAATTAGTTTTTCATCTGACACAAATAACGGCCTCGCTTACATAAATGCGGACAACTGGGGACTGGTTGTTGGCGGCGCGTGGAACTGGTACTTCCAAGCGGCACAGAATTATACAAACGTCAATCTCCTCGCTCTTAATGCTGCTGGCCCTGCTCTGCTCAATGAGGCAGCGACTTATAATAACCCCACCCTAATACCGGACAGGGCCAACTTGGCGACGGGATGGGGCAGTCAGAGCGGCAACAGCATTGATGCGGTCATCGGTGGCTCGCAGCACTCTGTGTTCGACAGTGGCGGCTTTAAGATGGGCGCGGGCGGGTCCGCTCAGATCAATGCCAACGCCCCCTCCGCGACGGTCCCCGCATTTATACCAAATAAAGACGACAGCAACACAGGGGTCGGCTGGGTTTCTGCCGATATAGGTTCGCTGGTTGCGGGTGGTGTAAGTGCTTTAAGCTGGAATGCCTCTGCCGATGTAGGCATCAAACATGCCGCCCCTCTTGTGTCTTTGCACGTTCAGGACAGTGCGCTCTCTGGTTCCGACACATGGACTGCCGATGTTCAGGCCGTATTTGGCCGTAATGGCAACGCCGGAATTGCCCTCTACGCCGGTGCCACCAATTCCGCAACATTCAAATTCGCGAAGCCAGCCGACTACAATGTTGGCCAGTTCAGCTACAACTTTGCCACAGACGTTCTAAACTTCACCCTTGCTGCTACTTCTTCTTGGGATATGGCCGCAGGCAGTTTCGCCGGGGCCAACGCCGCTGGTCCGGCCCTGCTCCAAGAA